TCGGCGGGGCGACTGTCCGCCTGATCACGGCGAAGGCGGGCCGAGTCTTCTCGAAATACCAGCAAATCATCATCGAGCAGTTCTGCGTCCCGACGTGGGGCTACATCATCGGGCAGGGCATCGCCGCCGGAGAGATTCCCGACGACGCCGGCTGGAACCGCGTCTCCTGGACGACCCCGAAGTCCGTCACCGTCGACGCTGGCCGCGAAGCCGCGAACGACCGTGCCGACGTCGAGATGGGCCTCCTGTCGATGTCCGAACTTTACGCCCAGCGCGGCCTCGACTTCCGCACCGAGATGCAGAAGCGGGCCGCCGACATGGTCCACATCAAGGACTTGGCCTCCGAGTACGGCATCCCGTTCGAACTGCTGTTCCGCCCGACGAACACCCCTGTCGGCACGGTGATGACCGAGGCCGAGGACGAGACTGAGGCAGAAGGCGCCATGGGCGAGGACGAGCCGCCCGAGCTGGAAGAACCCCAGCAGCTCGACGAACCCAATTCCTAAACCCATGCGTTTCCTCACCAACGGACTGTCGGGCCGCGAGCCCCTCCTCATCGACCCGAGCAAGGCCAAGGACCACGCCATCCTCGCCGAGAAGTTCGGCTTCACGGACATGCTGGCCCAGCTCTTCGGCGTGGCCCCCAAGCCCTATGTCGTCGGCAACATCGGCGTCATCCCGGTGGTCGGCGTCATCGGCAAAGGCCTGACCCCGCTCGAGAAGATGATGGGCGCAACCGACGTCAATGAGATCGCGGACGCCCTCGATGCGTTCGCCATCAACCCGGAGGTCGAGAAGGTCGCCCTGCAAGTCTCGTCCCCTGGCGGCACGGTCACCGGCGTCGAGGAACTCGCCAACAAGGTCCGCAACCTGAGCAAGCCGACCCTCGCCTATACCGACTCTGAGATGGCCTCCTCGGCCTACTGGATTGCCTCCGCCGCCGACCGCGTCGTCGCCTCTCCCTCGTCCACCGTCGGCTCCATCGGCGTCTACATGGCTATCCCTGACTACTCCAAGGCCGCCGAGATGGCTGGAATCAAGATGGTCGTGGTCAAGTCCGGCAAGTTCAAGGGAGCCGGCATCGAAGGCACGTCCCTCGACGAAGGCCAGATGGCGAACCTCCAGGAGAGCGTCGACACGATCCACGCCGACTTCAAGGCCGCCGTGAACATGAAGCGAAAGATGGTGAAGGCCGAGTCGATGGAAGGCCAGACCTTCTCCGGCAAGCAGGCCGCCGCCAATGGTCTCGTCACAGGCCTTGCCGACTCATTCAACGCCGCCCTCGCGACGTTCTGAAAGTTTCCAACTCCCGCAAACTCAAGATGACCATCGAAGAACAGCTCCTCGAAGCCACCGCCGCCGTCGCGGGCATCACCGCCGAACGCGACGACCTCCGTGCCACCGTCGAGAAACTCACCGTCGGCGCCGCTTCCGAACTGGAAGCCCTGAAGGTCGAAGCCGCCGCCAAGGACTCGAAGATTGCCGAACTGACCGCCGCCCTCGAAGCCGCGGCCAAGGAAGTCGAAGCCCTCAAGGCGTCCGCCCTCGAGGCCGAAGCCAGCAAGGTCAGCGCCTCCAAGGAAGCCGCCAAGATCGCGGCCTCCGTCGGCGTCGAGCCGGTGGCTCTGCCCCAGGGCGAGTCCGCCCCCGCCGAAGCGGTCAACCATTACGCCGCCTTCCTCGCGCTGCCTGTCGGCTCGAAGGAACGTAACGCCTACTTCGAGGCCCACAAGTCGGCCATCATCAAGGCCGCCCTCTAATCTTTTTCACCCCCAACAAATCCTAACACATGGCTAACTCCATCTCCGCCGCTCCCGCTGTCCTCAGCGCTGGCGTCCTCTCCACCCTGAAGAACAAGCTGCCCGTCCTCTCGGGCATCTCCACGGTCTTCTCCGCCCGCCCGGGTTCCACCGGCATGAGCATCCAGGTGCCCCTCATCGGCATCTCGACCGCCACGGCCTTCGGCTCCGGCGGCTACAGCACCCAGGACGACGCGACGATCACCTCGTCCACCGTCTCCCTGACCCAGTACAAGGTCACCTCCCGCTTCACCCCTTCCAATCTGAAGGACTACGGCGCCGACTTCTTCGTCAACAACTTCGTCCAGACCGCCTCCATCGGTCTCGCCCAGAAGGTCATGGACGTCATCAACGCCCAGGTCACGAACGCCAACTACTCGGTCTCCTCGACCTCCGGCGCCGACCTCTCCTACGCCGAGCTCATCGCCGTCCAGAAGACCCTCGACGACGCCAAGGCCCCGAGCCCCCGCTACGCCGTGCTGAACAGCACCTACGTCTCGAACCTCCGCGCTGACACCACCATCGTCGGCAACAACGTCCTCGGCGCGCAGATCATCCGCGACGGCGACCTCGGCGTCATCGCCGGTGCCCGCATCTACCAGTTCGCGAACCTCGCCACCAACAGCGAAAACCTCGCCGGCTGGGTCGCTGGTCCTGACGCGATCGCCTTCGCCTCCGCCCTGCCGGACTCGATGGACATCCCGGGCTTCGAAGTCTCGAACGCCGTCGACCAGGACACCGGCCTCGGCGTCCAGGTGCTCGTCGGCATGGAGCAGAGCGGCTACCTCAACGTCACCGCGACCCTCATGTTCGGTGCCGCCGTCGGTCGCGCCACCTCCCTCGTCCGCCTCAAGACCGCCTAATAGCGGCCTAGAGCATGCAAAGCAGACCCCCAGAAATGGGGGTCTTTTTTTGTCCCTACCAATCCCCGCAAATACAGGATGAGCCTTTACTCTGAGTTTTTGGCGGATGCGAAAGAGATGATCGCGGACTTCGGCGTCGCCGGGTCGGCCTCGTCGGGGACCATCACGTTCTCCTGCCTCATCTCCGACCCCGCCGTGCAGACCGTCCTCGAGTCGGGGGGGTATTGCGAGCGGACCCAGTACTCTGTCCGCATCCCTGCCGCAACGGCCTCCTGGAGCCAGCCAGACGGGTCTAATGGTGCATCCACGGCCATCGTCAGCGGCGGCTCGGTCATCTCCGCCCTCGGGCAGGGGAAGAAGATCGTGGCCGGCGGGAAGACGGTCCGCATCACGACCCAGACCTACAAGCCCGGGTCGGCATGGGTCACCCTCGTCGTCATCGACGACAACCAGTAACCCGCCGTGGTCACGGTCAGCATCGAGCCGCGCAGCCAGAACCGCTTCCTCGAGGCGCTGGCCCGCTTCGCCGCCGAGACCGGGCAGACCATGCGCGACGCCGCCCTGGAGCAAGCCGCCTTGGCCTGTCAGGACGCGGCGACCTTCACCCCTCCCCTCCCCAAAGGCGGGGGTCGTGGCCTATCGAAGGCCGCCCAGACCGCAGGCGACAACGCCGTGGCAGGAGACGTCCGCAAACTGTACGTCGCCGCAAACGACAAGAACAGCAACTCGGCCTCGGCCCTGCTGACCAATCAGCTCGCCTTCGCGACCAAATCCAACGACCTGAGCATGTTCAACAAGGTCATCGGCAACGGCTCATTGCAGGCGCTCAAGGGCCTGTCGCCCATCATGCGCAAGATCGCGAACGACTACGACCACGACCGGGCGTTCAAGAAGGCCAAGAACTACTTCAACACGACCAACCCAATCCGCACCGAATACGGACAGGGTTTCGTCCAGGAACTGCGTCCGCCTCATAACCGCATCAAGGCAAAGTTCGGAGGCCGCATCGGCAAGAACGTCCGACCGACCAAGGTGAAGATGCTTGTGGAGACGAAGGGCGAGCTCGAAGCATACATCAAGGAGAGGCAGGCGATGGTCGGCTACATCAAGTCCGGCTGGGTCTCGGCCCTTCGTTCGCTCCCCAAGCCTGTCATCAACGGCGTCCCGAAGGACTTCGGCGTCGACCTCCTCGCCGTGGCTTGGATTAACCGCCACGCATCGGCCGGCCTTGGGATGTCCCGCGTCGTCGCCGATCAGAAGCAGGTGGACGTCCTCGTCCGCAACAACCGCGGCAACGTCAACGACATCGCCGTGGACGCAGGAGTCGTCCCGCTTGTCGTCGCCAACCGAATGAAGCAGATGAAGGCCCGCCTGAAGCACCTCATGGGGCCGAACTTCAAGAACTGGGAACGCTGATTTTATGGGAACCAAATCCATCCGCCACATCGTCGAGGACGTCCTTCAGTCCTATCTCTCCGCCCAGACCGGGCTGACGACCGTCGCTTTCCTCACCGGGGATAGCGCCACGACGCAGACCCTGCCGAAAGCCATCGTCCTCTGCGAGTCCGCCCGGGCTCCAGGAGACCTGCCCGAAGGCCTCGGCAACTACTCCTGCTCCGTCCGCATCACCCTGTTCTCGAACGCCGACGACACGACCCTCGCAGACCACCGCCTGCGCTGCGCCGCCATCGCCGGCAACATGCGTGACCTCGACGCCATCAAGGCGGCCTTTGTCCTGTCTGGCGACGCGACCTGCTACGACGTGACGATCGGCTCGGAGGACGAAGGGGTCGACGAGCGTTCCTGGGCGACGGCTTTCTCCTTCGACCTGCTGGCGGTCTTCCCCCCCGCGTAAGGTTTCCAACCCCCGCAATTACGAATGGCCGCCATCTCTAACGGAGTCACCTGCCTCTACGGTGTCGCAGGTACTGTCACCAACCTTTTCGTGCAGTCGTACAGCCTCGCCTCCTCGTTCAACGCCGAGGCCACGGTGGTCGACGAGACCGGCCTGACCAAGACCCATCGCCTGGACGACCGCAAGAGCGAGATCACCATCGAAGGCATCTGCAAGACCTCGACGATGCCGACCCTCGGCGCCGCTCTCAGCTTCACGCTGAACGCCGCGACGGCCTATCCGTCCGGCACCGCCTCCGTCTCGTTCGCCGGCACCATCACCAAGATCGACGAGAAGGGCTCCAACAAGGGCTTCACCGCGGTCACCGTGACGGCCATCGACTACGAAGGCATCACGCCTGCCTGATTGACTTGACCCCGCAAGGGGTAGCATAGGGGTCATGGACCGACGCTTCCTTGACGCCTTCATCGACCCGGCGCCCATGCGGTTGCTGGGTCGTTCGCTTTTCCCCTGGTGCCTGAAATACCGCGTCCGCCTGATGGCCTTCGACTCCCCGCTGGTGACGGGGTCTCGTGACATCACGCCCGGCGACCTGCTCTTCGCCTGTCAGGTATGCGCCGAGGAGCCGCTCGGTGGTCGCATCGGCTGGCTCGACCAGCTGCGGGTGCTGGAACTCGCCCGCAAGCCGGCCAAGTTCGAAAGGCTGCTGAAGGCCTTCGCGTCCTATGTCCTGGTCGACGACTGGCCGAAGTTCTGGGAGCAGAACAACAAGAAGAGCGGCGGGGGCGACAAGGGCGTGCCTTGGCCGCTTGCCATCGTGGCGAACCTCATCGCATCGGGCATCCCCGAGAAGCGGGCGTGGGAGATGCCGGAGTGCCAGGCCATCTGGTACAACTCTGCCCTCGCCATCGGCAAGGGCGCCGACGTGGCGATCATGTCTCCGGCAGAGGAGGCGTTCATGGCGGAGGAGGAGGCCAAGGAGAAGGCGGCGTCCGCTTCCAATCCTGCAAAGGAAAAGACACCCGACGACCATGGCTGACCAAGAATTAGGGCTCCGGCTCAAGACGACCTCGGACGTGCCCGAGCAGATGGGCAAGGCCAAGAGCGCGACGGTGTCCTTCGCCAAGCAGGTCGAGGACATCCAGAAGAAGTTCTCGACGGCGTTCAAGGACTTTGCCTTCTCATTTCTGGCTCCGATGGTCATCTTCAATAATGTCCTATCGATGATTAAGGAAGACATCGCCAAGGCCAAGCAGGACGCAAAGGAAGGCCTCGACCTGATCGCAAAAGGCGATACTGAGTTCGCTAGTTCACAACAGAAGCGTCAGGCTTCGTTCGTCCAGTATCGCATCGCGCAGCAGGAGGAAGAGCAGAAGGTCCGTGCCGGCGCTCAGAAAATTTATGAAGAGTTTCTGAATACGAAGGAAGGCGAAGGTATCTATAAAAAATACCTTCCACAATTCTCAGGCCCTGAAGGAGAGGCCACTATTTTCACCATCTCAGAGATGGCTCAAAGCAAGAAGGTACGTGACGAGATTGAGGCTTGGTTCAAGGCCAATGAAGACAAGTTGGTAGTCCCTAATCCGAATAAAAAGACAGACTTCAAAGGCCCGGAAGGTTTCTCCAACGTCGTCGGCGTCGGCCCAAATCCGGTCGCCGCTGCCATGCAGGAACAGATCGAAGTCCAGAAAGAGATGCGGGACCACCTTAAGACCCTCGTAGAACGCAATCCTTTCGCCCCTACCGACTTCACCAAAGACACCAAATAAACCATGGCACGCATCGACCAGGGCAACGCCCTAACATCCGTAATGCTCCAGCCCGGGGCGAAGTTCTCCGACGATGGATACGGCCTCATCACGGGCACCTGCGTCTTCAAGGCAGACCAGACGGCCTCAATCGGCGGCACTATCAACCGCGGTGAAGCCTGCCCTATCGCCGCCTTCAATTATTGCACGACCCACAAGTATTCTGTCAGCTACGACAGTCTCGGCATCGCGACATACACGGTTGATTACGTCGGCATCTATCCCAGCAAGGGAACGATGACCGACCCGCAGATCAGCGGCTCGCAAGGCCTCACTTCGGAGCACCTGACTACGCATCCTAACTTCTACGAACTTGCCACCGGCTTCACCGGCTCGCCTATCGCCGGCGTCGGGTCTGGCACTATTTCGGCTCCCGTCTATACCTCGGCCACTTCTGGCGGAGCGACCGTCTACCGCGGAAACAACGGGGCCACATTCAAGGACCAATCTGGCGGTCCTTTCTTGGGCTTTCAGGTCGCCCAATACAAGGGATACTACGGCAAGACGAACTACCTTGCGCCGACCTCGTCAATCAGCGGACACTTCTACACTTCGTCCAGCACGGCCATCAACAATCTGCGCGCCGCAGTCGGGAAGACTTCCGGTAGCGGCACGTTCGATGCTTATGACCTTCTACCCGCATACCTCGGGACGTCATTCACCAACGGTACGAAGCACCAGCTGCTCCTTGCCCAGGTATCGTTCGAGGACTACGGCAACCTGTACAAGATGCAGTACGAGATCCGATTCAACCGCGACGGCTACGAGCCGTCCGTCTACGCCGCATCCTGATGAAGATTCAGCCCGGGGTAGGGTACACTTTCGATTCGTCCAACAA